GTATAAGAGACAGGGGCTGCCCCTATCCTGCTTACAGGACTCATTGTATTAGGTTTGAGCTATGTAAGTAGTGGATCTGCGGAAACGGCCCAAAAGAAGGTAGACAAACATGCTACTGAGGCTACTACTCGGTTTGACCGCTTGGAGGATTCTGACCAGAAACAAAGTACTGATATACAGTTAATTGGGCAGGACATGCAATACATAACTGTTGCTTTAAAGGAAGCCAGACTAGAGGTCGAAAATAACCAGAAATTACTGCATAAAATAGCAACCAAACTTGATGTGGATGTACAATGAAATTACTTATTGCTCTTAGCATTCTGTTTCTTTCTGGGTGTAAAACTGGAGAGACTATTGCTGGTGGTGCTTCTGGTAAAGTTGATTACTGTGCTACGTTTATGGGCACTAATCTTTTTTGTGTAAATGCCGAAAGGACGTTAGGGAAGAAGGAGGTGCCTGATGGGGCAGTTTCTGAATGACCTAAAAGTTATGGTGGTAGACAAAGAGGATCATCCTGAAGGTAAAACAGGTTTTTTTCTCGTACTAGAGGACTTTACCTATAGCGGCTCTTTCACATTAACAGTGCCCACCGGGACGTTAATTAATTTTGCTTCTATACCTCGAATCTTACGTTGGTTGTTTAATCGTTTTGGCCCTAGCAGGAAAGCTGCTGCTGTGCATGATTTTATGTATGAGACTAAGTGGGCAACTCGGAAAGAGTGTGATGAGGGCTTTAGGGAAATGTTAGAGGTTAGGAAGGTAGGCAGGCTAACGAGAAGCGCCTATAAATTGGGTGTTCGTTTGGGTGGGTGGACTCGGGGGACTTGGTAAATGGCGGTTGATGTACAACAGCTTTACGAAGAAATATCCTCAGACGAAGGTAAAGTTTTGCATGCTTACCTATGCAGTGAGTCGCATAAAACCGTAGGTATAGGGCACAAAGTGTTGGCAACAGACGCAGAAAACACTTTGCCAATTCACGGCATAAACGACGATGTGCCTGACGAAGAATGTATATCGGAAGCTCGGTGCTATGAGTTATTCCAAGAAGATGTGCAGATTGCGATTGATGGCTGCCGGAAGATATACGACAACTGGGATGTCCTCCCTCAAGAAGCACAACACATTTTAGTCAACATGTGCTTTCAATTGGGGCAGGGCGGTCTAAGTAAATTTAAGAATATGAATTCGGCTGTTGAAGATGGGGCATGGATCAGGATGTCGGAGGAAATGATGGATAGCCGCTGGGCGCTTCAAACGCCAGAACGTGCTGCCCGATTAAGCAATAGGGCGTTAGCTTTAGCTGACGTATAGGAGACAAGTATGCCTGTAGACAATAATCGGTTATCTGATGAGGCTTGGCTGGAAAGGATGGGCATTACCAGCGGGGGCGCAGGCCCGACACCTTCCCCGTACACCTCTTCTCCCGTAGCCACTTCTCAAGCTGGCCTCGGAGGAAGAGCGACCCACGGTTTCGATGATTTGCTTAGCAGATACGCGCCCGCAGGCGGTGGTGGTATGGGAATTCTCCCCGGAGAGTTCAGAGCTTTGGGTGTTCAACCCAGAAACCCATACGCTCCTTCTCCTTTTTACCAGCAAAGGTTTGGCCCGTATGCGCCGATGATGCCCCAAGGTGGCGGCAGAGGCGGTGGACGTTACGGCAATCAGAACATGCAGCCAATTTTTGGTGGGGGCATGGGGCAGGTAATCCCAACCAACATACCCTTTAGAGATCAGGGCTATGGCGCTCCTATGAGGAGCCAAAACTTGATTCAGTCCTTGTCTGGGCCAAACAACCTGATGAACCCCTACAGGTCTAACACAACGCTGGATATGCTTGACAGGTTCAGAGGAGGCGGAGGCGGAGGTTACGCTCCTCCCGGAGGTGGAGGCTATCCCCCCAGAGGTGGAGGCTATCCCCCCGGAGGTGGAGGAAGTGCTTCGCCTGATGACAGACTTCCGGGTGAGAATTGGTTCGCTTATCATGAGCGAGTGGGAACTGGGCAATCTCCTCCGACTGATCAGGCTCCTCCGGCTGACGCGGGTTCCAACGCCGCAAACCAACGCGCCCTCGGGAGTTCCTCCAGTTATATAGCGAGCGGTGCTGGAACTATTGACGACGAGGACGGCAGGGGGTTTAGAGCCGAGGATCAACGCGCCTTGGTTGATGCTGGATACAAGTGGGCCGATGGCACTTGGGTTAAGGGTGCTTCGCCTGATGACAAGCTTCCGGGTGAGGATTGGAATGACTACTGGATCAGGATGGCTGCTGGAGAAACTCCTCCGGCTGATCAGGCTCCTCCTGTGCCGACTGGCGATCGCGAAAAAATGTACGCTGAAATGCTTTCTCAGGACGCTGACGGTGACGGCACTGTGACCGATGCGGAACGGCGGGCTTGGCGACCGGAGGACGGGCGCTACGGCAAAGGTCATGGAGGGCAAAACCTGAGCGAAGCTGGGGTGGCACACCTTAGAAGCCAAGGGGTGTCAATAGAGGCCGATGGATCAGTCACCCCCGAAAACTTCGCAGCATGGGCTAACGAGAATGATAAACGCGGCACCGGGATTAATAGGGAGGCGTGGGATGCTGGAGCCGACACAGACGGGAGCGGTGTTGTTTCTGCCGAAGAGATGGCGGTCTACCAAAGGGGGCTTGGCTCCGCTACTAACGGCGTTGTTCCAACAAACCAAATACCGTCCAAACCAGCAGGCCTTCCTCCGGTACTTACAGCACCGTCAGCACTCGCGTCCGATCCCGCTCAGACTGCTGATCAGGCTCCTCCAAGTCAACCTTTATCTAATGAGGCTTGGCTGGAGAGGATGGGTCTTGGAGGAACTCCTCCGGTTACCCAAATTCCTCCGGCTCCTCCGAGCCAACAGGCTCCTCCGAGTCAACCTTTATCTGATCAGGATTGGCAGGAGACGCTTAATTTTATGGGTCTTGGCGGGACTCCTCCGAACTTGCCTCCTCAACAATTTGACCCCAGCCAGTTAGAAGCTAGGTTAGCTTCCTTAGAAGGTATTGGAAGGTTTGATCCCACGGGATTGCAACAAAGATTAGCTGCCTTAGAAGGTGCTGGAGGGTTTGATCCCAGCCAGTTACAAAGCAGATTGGCAGAGTTAGAGGGAAGAAGTGTTCCCCAACAATTTGACGCTTCAGGATTGCAGCAGAGATTGGCAGAGTTAGAGGGAAGAAGTGTTCCCCAATTCGATGCATCGGGATTACAAGAAAGATTAAGGCAACTAGAAGGTATTGGAAGATTTGATCCTACAGCTCTGCAACAAAGACTGACTTCCTTAGAAGGAGCTGGAGGATTTGATCCTACAGCTCTACAACAGAGATTAGCTTCGTTAGAAGCAGCGGGGTTCCCCGCCTATACTCCTCCCGATCTTACCGGGTATGTAACACGCGATGCGCTGGAATCAGCAATTCAGACTGATCCTCGCTTACGTGGAGCACAAGGTCTTCAAGGTCTTCAAGGTCTTCAAGGACTTCAAGGTCTTCAAGGTCTTCAAGGTCTTTTAGGAACCGCAGGGGCTAGAGGAGCTACAGGAGCTGCAGGGGCTACAGGAGCTAGAGGAGCTGCAGGAACTGCAGGGGCTACAGGAGCTAGAGGAGCCGCAGGAGCGCAAGGACTCCAAGGACTCCAAGGACTCCAAGGACTCCAAGGAATCCAAGGAATCCAAGGCCTTGAAGGTCTTTTAGGAGCTATAGGGGCTAGAGGAGCTACAGGAGCTACAGGAGCTACAGGAGCTAGAGGAGCTGCAGGGGCTGCAGGAGCTAGAGGAGCTGCAGGAGCTAGAGGAGCTGCAGGAGCCGCAGGGGCTAGAGGAGCTAGAGGAGCTGCAGGAACTGCAGGGGCACAAGGTCTTCAAGGTCTTCAAGGAATCCAAGGTCTTCAAGGTCTTTTAGGAACCGCAGGGGCTAGAGGAGCTACAGGAGCTGCAGGGGCTACAGGAGCTAGAGGAGCTAGAGGAGCTGCAGGAACTGCAGGGGCACAAGGACTCCAAGGAGTCCAAGGTCTTCAGGGACTCCAAGGGCTTATAGGACAACAAGGTCTTCAGGGACTCCAAGGTCTTATAGGACAACAAGGATCTGTAGGGGCAACAGGGGCAACAGGGGCAAGAGGTGCCGCAGGACTCCAAGGGCTTACAGGAGCCGCAGGACAACAAGGACAACAAGGACTCCAAGGACTCCAAGGACTCCAAGGACTCCAAGGTCTTCAGGGGCTTCAGGGACTCATAGGACAACAAGGGCTTACAGGTGCCGCAGGACAACGAGGTGCCGCAGGACCACGAGGTGCCGCAGGACAACAAGGGCTTGCAGGGCAGCAAGGACTCCAAGGACTCCAAGGACTCCAAGGACTCCAAGGTCTTCAAGGTCTTTTAGGAGCTACAGGAGCTAGAGGAGCTACAGGAGCTGCAGGATCTGCAGGAGCTAGAGGAGCTAGAGGAGCTACAGGAGCTGCAGGGGCTGCAGGGGCACAAGGACTCCAAGGACTCCAAGGACTCCAAGGACTCCAAGGACTCCAAGGACTCCGAGGTTTTCAGGGGATTCCCGGTATGACGCAACAGTCCTATTATCTTCCGCAGATGCCTAACATAGGGTTTGCTCGCGGCGGTCGTGTTGGAGCAGCATCAGGTCTCAGCCGGATGTTAGACCAACTGGGTTCGCGCCGAGCTTAACTATGCCCTTGCAAAAAATACAGTTTGCCCCCGGTGTAGATAAGGAAGGCACCGAATACACCGCAGATTCCGGTTGGTTTGATTCTGACAAGATCAGATTCAGAAAAGGCAGGCCGGAAAAGATAGGCGGGTGGATAAAATATACTGAAAGCTCTTTCCTTGGGGTGTGCAGGTCTATATATGCTTGGGCTTCTCTTGCGGTTGTTAAGTATGTTGGGCTGGGAACAAACCTTAAATTTTATGTGGTAGAAGGCGTTAAGGCTAACGACATAACCCCCATAAGAGCTACAACCTCGGCTGGGGATGTAACATTTTCTGCGGCAAGCGGATCTTCCACGGTGACTGTTACTGACACCGATAATGGTGCCGCTAAAAATGATTTTGTCACCTTTTCCGATGCGGTAAGTCTGGGCGGCACCATCACGGCTACTGTCCTGAATCAGGAATACCAGATCGCGGGGCTTACTAGCGCGAATGTTTATACCATTGTCGCTAAAGATACTAGCGGGGACACTGTTACTGCAAATGCTAGTGACAGCGGCAATGGTGGATCTGCTGTGGTGGGGGCTTACCAGATTACTACCGGCATTAATACTTACGTGTCAGCAGTAGGGTGGGGTGCAGGCACATGGGGAGGCAGGAGCTGGGGAAGCAGCGCAGCCCTTTCGAGTTCTGATCAGTTAAGACTGTATAGCCAAGATAACTTTGGGGAAGATTTAATTTTTAATGTCCGTAATGGCGGCATCTATTACTGGGATCAGTCTGCTGGGCTAGAGGTGAGAGGGGTGAATATAACCTCTCTTGGAGGGGCATCAAATTGCCCAACGGTTGCTGCGCAGGTTTTAGTCTCAGATAATGACCAGCATGTTATCGCCTTTGGCGCGAATACATTAGGCTCTGCCGTTTCAGACCCACTGCTAGTGAGGTGGTCGGATCAGGAAAACGCGGCAGACTGGACTCCAACGGCAACTAATACCTCTGGCGGGGTCAGGGTTAATTCGGGGTCAGTTATCGTTGGTGCGGTTCAGACCAGACAGGAAATACTGGTATGGACGGACACGAGCCTCCACTCCATGAGGTTTGTAGGTGCCCCGTTTATTTTTCAGTTCAGCACCCTGAGCGCAGATGTTTCGATGATTTCCCCAAATGCGGCAGTTAACGCCAGAGGGAATGTCTTCTTCATGGACAAGACGGGGTTCTACGTCTACAACGGGGCGGTACAAAAACTCCCCTGCTCTGTGGAGGATTTTGTGTTTTCCGGCATCAATATGTCGCAGGCGTTTAAGGTGTTTGCGGCTGAAAATAATGCTTTTTCAGAAATCATCTGGTTTTACCCTGTTGGGCCAGAGGCTCCAGACATAACAAATTATGTCAGTTACAACTACACAGAAAACCTGTGGGCTGTGGGAACCCTTGCGAGAGGAGCTTGGCTTGATTCGGGCGTTCTGGACGGCCCGATAGGCACCAGCGTGGTGACTGACACAGATGCTAACTATCTTTACAACCATGAAGTCGGGTATGACGCTGACGGTTCTGCGATGACGGCATACATAGAGTCTGGAGACTTGGAGATTGGTGACGGTGAAAGGTTCACCATGCTCAACAGGGTTCTGCCTGATTTTAATTTCAGCGGGGACACTGGCGAGGCTTCTATTGCCATGACCATAAAAGGCAGTAACTTCCCTTTGGAAACAGCTTCCACATTAGCCACAGCCACCATTACTAGCACCACAACCCAAGCTAATATCAGGGCCAGAGCGAGGCACACTATCCTGCGAGTTGAAAGTGACGGTCTTGGGTTTGGTTGGAGGTTAGGCGGCTTCAGGTTTGGGATGCGACAGGACGGGAGAAGATAATGGCAGAAAGACGCAGAAACCCGTTGCCTGTTCCGTTGCAGGAATACAATGCCCAGAACGAAGCTATCACCAGAAGAACCTTGGAATTTGCTATGGATCAAATCGAAAATGATGTAGACCTTGCCAAGACTCAGGGCGACAAGCCGGGATCTTTAGCGATGCGCCGATTTCAGTTTCTCTTTATGGGAGCTTCTTAGTGACAGATGCTATCAAGGTTCTGGGCCAGCTAGACCCGAGCGCGACGACGATAACCACGCTCTACACTGCTCCTAACCTGACACAGACAACGATAAGCTCTCTGGTGATATGCAACCGGGGAGGCTCTGGTATCACCCTGTCTCTTATACAC